TATCAATACTGTCATAGACACCCATAGGCATAAGAGAAAGCATTGCACCTTTAAATTTACCTAGTTTTGGTTTAGAACTTTTACCTACAGTCTTTCTTTTTGTACCTGCTTTGTAGTTAAGCATACCACCCTTCTTTCTAGGTATTACACCAAACTTTTCTTTTACACCTTTAGCTGCAGGTTTATTTTTATTTAGATTTTCAAGCTTCATTCTTAAACTACCTATTAACTTAGGTTTAAGTTCTTTTTGCTTTTCAATTAGTTTGCTAATTCTATTTTTAATTCTACCATAGTCACTTCCCTTAGTAGCATTTTTAATTAAAGGTCTATTTTTTAAATCATTTAGAGTTGCCTTTGCAGGATTAGACATAAGACTTTTTTCTGCTTTACTTAAAGCTTCATTTAATCTTTTAAATTCTATCTTACTAAAAGTTTTTTGATTTTCTAATAAACCTTTAACAGTTTTTCTTTTTCTTATTTCAGGAGACATTGCATCTAACTCTTTTTGAGAAAACATTGTCTTAGTTGTTATTTTTGGTTTACCTTGTTTAGCAACTAATTTATCTGCAAAACTTTTATTAGGTCCTCCAAAGTCACCCTTATTAATTTTAAGAATCTGTTTTTTAATATTTCTTTCAGTTGCAAGTCTGCCTTTTAATTTATCTCCTATAGTTAAAGTTTTTCTTTTAGGAAACTTTTTAAGTTCTTGTGCTGCAGGAACTGCAAGTTCTGTTACTTTAGCTTTACCTTGAGGAGTTTTAACTGTTTTAGTTCCTCGCAAAACATTTTCTCTAAACTCTTTTGCTATTTGAGAAGCAGTAAGTCTTGGAGGTATATCTCCTCTTACCACATCTAACTCTTCTGTTTTACTTCTAAAAAAACCTTTAGGAAGAACTTTTAACTGAGCCATTCTTCTCATACGTCTTGCTTCTTTACTCATCTTTGGAAGAGCAGGAGCATCTACTCTTTCTATAAAATTAGGATTGCCATATCTACGAGTAATAGGACTTACTCTTCCTTCTTTTAATATTTGAGCAGGAGACTTACCTTTAGCTTTAGGACTAAGAGATTGAACCCTATCAGATAATCTAACTGTTGCTCCTTTTTCACCCATGCCTTCAGTATCTTTTCTTTGACCTTTCATTTTTTTTGAAGCATCAGATATTAAGGCTTTTCTTTCCATTTTTTGTTTATCAGTAAGACCTGTTAAATCTTTTTTCTTTGCCTTACCTCTTGTAACCATGTAAAAAGCTTTTTTAGGTGTATCTTGATGACCTTTACCATCAGGAGACCTTTTTAAAACATTATTAATACTTATTCTTTTTTGACCTTTATCTTTAGCTTCTTTAAACTTTTTAGAATATATAGCTTTAAACTCAGCACTACCTTCTTTAATACCTTTTGGTTTAGGAGTTGTTGCTTTCTTTTCAGCTTTTGATAAGGCTTTAATACCTGCCTTAACACCTTTTATTTGTTTTTTAGGTGTATCTTTTTTATTATTAATAAAATCTTTCATATCTTTCACAATCTTTTTTGCTTCTGAAAGATTTTTATTTCCTATACTTTTATTTAACTTATCATTAAGAACTCCATATTTACCCATTCCAACTTCAATGTTATTCTTTTTTGCTAAGTCATTAGTTTCTTTTTTTAATTGTCTTACTTTTTTAAATTGTTCTGTAGCAGGTTTTTTAGTTATAGTTTCTGCTAACTTTTTTAAAATTTTAACCTTCATAATATTCTCCTAGTAAAGTCTATTATGTGTTGCAGGTCCTATTTTCATACCACCTACTTTACCACCACCACTAAATTTTTTAGTTTTACCACCTTTAGGTATAACTTCAAATCCAAATGTTACACCACTACTTTTCTTTTTAGGTCTTGGCTTTGGTTTCATTACCTTAAGTTTAGGTTTTTTTGTAGGTTTAGATATAGGTTGTGATTGTAATTGAGATTTTTCACCTTTTAAAGCTTTTGCACCTTCATATGCTGCAACAGTTCCTATTGTACCTTTAGCTAAAGACTTTGCCTTTTCTCGTCTTGTAGTTCTTTGTTGTTTTTGAGCTTTCTTTATTTTTGTTTGATTAGCACTTGGCTTACCTAGTATAGATATAGTATTACCCTTAGAATCTTTTTTATTTATTTTTTTCTTTACTGTGTCAACTACTTTTTTACCAGCTTTTAATATACCTCCAAAAGATTTTTTAGTTGTCTTTCCTTTTATAGGCATACCAATAACTTTACCTGTCATTCCTTTAGGTGGTAACATATCTAAAACTTCAGAAGGTGACAATCCTCTATAAAGTTTTGGATTTTTTCTTATTGCTGCTTCAACTCTTGCAGCATCATTTTTATTCATTGCTTTAGAAGGCATAGATTTCATCATTTTCTCTGCTGCCATTCTCATTGCTTTAGTCATTGCCATTTTATAAACTCCCTTGTAAAATAGTGTTATCTCCTCCTGCAGGACTTGCAGGTGCTTCCATATCGTCTCTTCTAGTTCTTCTTGCTTGATTCTGAAGAGCAGTCACAGATTCTTTATATCTTGTTTCATAAATAGCTATTGCTTCATAGTTTTTCATAAATAATAAAGCTTCTATCATAGACGCATTATATAATGCATTATAACAAAAGTCTGAAAAATAATTATTAGGAGTTGCAGATGCAAGTGTAGTAGGTCTTGATATATGAACTACTACTCCATCTACAGTTGATACAGGAGTTGGTGCAATTAATATAGTTGTATTATCTCTTTTTGCATAATACTCAGGAGTTCCTGTACTTGCACTAACAGACCAATAATCATTTATAAATTCATCAGTTCTCTGTATTAAATTTATTTTTGTTCCTGCATTATTAATATTTACATTTTTTATTATACGTGTTCCTGAAGGAAGTGTAACTATATTTTTACCACTTGAAACTGCTACAGATGTATAAGTAACTAAACCATAATCATCTAGGTCTGTAGTTAATCTTAACTCTGCTCTATTAACAAATTTAGGTATAGCACTAGTAAAGTCAGAGTTATCATTCTCTGTACTTTCAATTATATCATTTACTAAATAAGTATAATTAGCCATAAAAAACTGTCACAGTACTTGCTGATGTAGGTGCAGAAACTTTAACAGGTCCTATCATTCTTATACCATTATCAGGTATATAAATATCTCCTGCATCTACATTAGTAGTTCCAACAAACTTTATATTACTTCCTGAAGTGCTTCCATTTTCATCTGTTTCACTTCCTGTAAGAAGGAATGTTCCAACACCACTATAGTAAATACTTCTCACTCTTGTATCAGCAACTGTTACACTTGAAAGAGTATCTAATACTGCTCCACTACCTGTAACTGCTCCGACTCTTATATTCGTTCCCATGTAATTCTCCTTAATATATTTATTATACAAAAAAATAGGGAAGGATGCAAAGTATATCCCTCCCTTTTTTTCTAAATCAATAACCTACAGTTATCTATTAGGATGAACCTGAAGCTCCATAGTAACTTCTCCAGTCAGAAAATCCAAAGCTATATCTTTCTCTAGCTTTAAATCTTACATTACCTGTATCGAAGTCTGGCTCCATCTTAGTCTGCAGTGGTGAACGTACAAACATTTTAGCTCCATTAGGACAATCAGTCTTCAAGAACCATGCATTAGTATCAGTAAACCTTCTATTTACGAAGAATCCACCCGGAACCATGCCCTGATTTCTGATTGAGTTAATGTCGTTAACATTTGTTGCACCATTTGCAGCAGTAGTTGGATTAACCCCAATAGTAGTTGACATTGTACTATTCAGAATTTGGTCTGCAGTAAATGCCAAGTCTGAAGGTATATGCAATGATTGAGTCTGAAGACCTATTAATATACCTCTATCATCCTTTGCTTTAGATATAGTAATCAATGCAGATTCTAAAGAAGCTTCTGACAAGTCAGTTGCACCTAAAGTATTTGATTGGTTACCATCACCTATGGTTGGATGTGATGCAGAAAATAACTGCTGACCATCACCACCTGCAAAAGCTGAATTAAAACCATTATTAAACACATCTGCAGCTTTAACCTGCTTAGTATTAGCCATTGCTCTTGCTAATCCTTTTGCTCTTAATTTTGCAAATGTATCATAAAGGTTGTCTTCCATTGCTTCTTCAGTAATTGCAAAAGCCAGTGCAACTGTCTCATGCGTATACCTTGAAGTAAAAGACTCTTGAGCATCATCAAAGGAAACTGCAGCACCTTCTGCTTTAGTTGGTGCAGTACCGAAACCTGTAAATAATACTTCTTCTTCAAATGCCCTATCTGAGTTTTCTGTCTCAAACAAAGGTTTATGCTCATCAGCAACTTCTCCATACTCCATGCCAAAAACTGCATTAAGTCCGGGAAGAAGTTCTTTTGAGATACTAGCTCTATTTATCGCCATAGTTTATTCCTCCCTTAACCTAATAAATATGCAGTTATTGTTGCAGGAGCAGTTACGATTGGAGTAAAAAAGTTATCAGTATGCTGAACTAATCTTACATTCAATTTTAAAAATGCTCTTTCAGTAGCAACGTCTACTTGGTTACCCGGCTCGTCTACAGGATTCAATGCACGAACCATTGCAATTCCTGAAGTTCTAGTTGAAGCATCTACAGCCTGTCCAGATTTACCTGTGAATGTAGAACCTGCTGTTCCTAAAGCAACTGCAAAGTTTTGAGAACCATACAAGTCTCCTGCAGTAACAGACGCATCTGCCTGTACTTCATAGACTTGATTTGGGTCATCAGATACTATCCCAAATGCATCAGTAGTTGATGTACCTGAAGGATAGAAAGATTTAAATTTCTGTTCGCCATTCTCAACATATCTGCAACCCATGAATACACCCTGCACTACTTCTGTAGCAGTTGTAACAACTTGCAAATTACCTGCATTTATTCTTACTAAATCTCCTGTAAAAATATTTGCAGCATAACCTGAAGCTATAGGATATTCATTAGTTCCAATCGCATTAGGGTTATTACCACGTTTACGAGATGGTGAGAAG